GAACAGCCCCTCCAGATAATAGCAGTATAATATCTGGTCTAGGAATATACGATATTAAGAAAGACATTACGGGTGCAACTGGTGCAACTGGAGAAGCTCCTTCTAATCCTTAAGAATTTAGAGGTTGATCCTCTGTGTATTCTTCAGTTTTAATTTCTTCTGGTTTTACTTCCTCTGACTCTAAATCACTAATTCCCGAATCTTTAGATTTTCTATAACCTAATAGAGTAGCTCCTATACTCACAAAAATTATAGATTGAGTAAGGATGTCAACACTTTTATCTAGGAACATTTTATCTATACATCCTAATAGGAAGCATAGACCTCCTATGAAAACAACGTATAAACCAGCAGTTCCACTTCCTGATGTTTTTCCGTCCGCATTTGAAGTAAGTTGGGCAAAACTAAACTTCTCCATAGTAGCTCTAAATTTTTTCATATACTTTTTTCTGATATATATTAAAAACATTGCTACAAAATGGCAGATAGCCCGATAGATTTTTCTGCAATAGGGAATTATAGAATTATATCCTGGTCAGAACCCTTCAAAAACGTAGAGGGTTTTAATGGATGGGTAATAGATACAAGTGGAGAAAATCCTCCTTATGTATATCTTTATCTTGAATATAGATGGAGTGTAAATGGATCTAATTGGTCTTTATGGAGTGCTCTAACACAAGAATCCATAGTGGAAATTCCTATTTCTCCTGATAATCCTTTCTGGATAGAAATAAGATTAACAGCTTCATCTACTGAAGATTCTAGTCCTTACTATCCTCCCGGGACAACTTTAAATCCTCCGATAGTCCTATTAGACTTTGAGCTTGACTTACAATATAAAACAGTGGATCCTAGAGATTTAATGACTAATCCACCGGCTCCTTTATGTAGCAAAGAGTTAACTAATTACCCAATAGTTTTTTCTGATTGTGATTTTACTTTTAGACCTTATGATATTAACAGATCCATAAACATGTATCAGGATCTGAGTAAGATAGTAAATAATGTATTTGGCCACGAAGTAGTTTATTACTCTGTACAACCTCAAGGAAGAGGAAGAGACGTAGTTCTTAAAGAATATAACTTGTTTAATGTAGTAGACGAGAAATGTGTTAAAGTAATGGTACCGAATAACGCATTCCCAGATGCAGCTTTAACATTCGATTCTTGGGGATTAAATTTCAATCAACCTTTTGAAATACACATAGATAGAAAATATTTTGAAGGTATATTCGGAAAGGGATCACAACCTAGAAAAAGGGATATTATATATTTTCCAATAACTAATAGGATTTACCAAATAGATTCCATGTATGTTTTTAGAGACATAAATAATTATCCAGTATATTTTAAGATACAGCTAACTAAATACGAGGTTAAAAAGAATACAACATTTATAGATCCACAGGCAGAATCAGACTTGCTAGATTACACAGTTAACACCAAGGAATTATTCGGAGAGGAAGTTAAAAACGAGGAAATAGAATTGACTAAGCCACAACAGTATGCTATAACTTCACAAAGAAGACTGGAGGATCCTATAAGATCCTATATAAATAAAGATCTTCCTATAATAGAGTATGATCTTAATAACAATTGGACTATAGTTTTTAATAATTATTATGATCTAGATAGAATATTCCTAGATGCACAGGGGCAAGTAGATCCGTCTTCTCCTGCATTATTAGTTATGGAAAGAGATGCTGTTAGATGGAAAGCAGATCCGGTATTAACCGAAAACGAAGAAAGATCATTCCTTTGTTGGTTTAGAATTAGAAATTATTTAGACAGAAGTAGATTAGTTCCTAAACCAGCTTCTAAGCTTCCTGTTACAATAGATAATATAGGAACTGGTCAAATAACATATAGCACATATCCATTACCCCATAAATTAAGCATGGGTGAAAATCCTAATGGATTTGTTTCTATACTAGCTGACGGTACAAGATCTGGAGGATTTGAATTGATATCAGTTAACGATCAGTTTAGGTTTACTGTAAAAGACGAAGGAGCACCTGCACCAGTTACAACAGCAGGATGGAAAGTTCAGAAAGCTCAGGCAAGAACTCTTTTTGATGGTTATTATGGAGGACAAGGGATTTTAATAGACATTATATGGAGTGGTTCAAATGCAATCACTAGCCCAGTAGATAACAATTATGTACAAACTGGTAGTTTTAGAATAAGAATAAATGAACTAGAAATATTTTCTCCATTCGGTACAGGAATAGCTAGTACCCTTGGTGAGTTTATACCTACTACGGATGACTGGTATGGATTTGTTTTTAATTTCTCTAATATATTTAGACAATACTCTATTAAAGTGTGGAGATTAACTTACGATCCGGACAATCCTGCATCACAAACATCAGATTTAAGCTTAATACATTCACTTGATGGAGTTACAAATCAGGCTTATACATTTGATATTCCTCCTGTAATAGAAGAAGATTATGATAGTCCTTTTTACGGAACTAATAATTATTCATATAAAACAAGATCTTGTCCATTGTGGGCAACTAATTATAGATTTTTTAAACAAATGGTAGAAGAGGAAAAACAATCAACTCTATTAAATCAAAATATAGTTGGAGATGCTCAGCTTGCTATTATAATAGATAATGCTAAGCCTGTATTGAAACTTCCAAAAGTTGCCAGAAACAGATAATTTATGCCAAGAAGAAAACCAAAAACACCAAATTTATCCAAAGAGCAAGAACTTAATCTTAAGGATAGATTGGATAGTATTATACTAGCGGACGAGATGCTTTCTGGTCTGAGCACTCCTGATATTCCACCAATAAAGCCTCACAGAGAGCTAAAAATAGACACGGTAAAAAGTGAGGTTGAGATGGAGGCTAGAGCTATATTAGAATCATTATCTAAATTCTATAATGATGTTGAAAATATATCAGAGGATTCTTATATGAAGCACAAGCAAAAGATAGATGCTATGAGCATCTCTACAATGGCTTTCCAAATAAGAACTGCACAACATGCTATAGCTAAAATAATTGAAGAGATAGATTCAGGAAGAGTTGAGCCAAGGCTTTTTGAAGTTTTAGCACAGCTACAAAATCAAATAATGCAAATGCCTAAGAATTTTTCTTCCTATATGACACAAATGGAGAAAAACTATAAGCAACTAAAAGCTGAGTCGGAAGATATCAAAAAAGGAGGAGATATACAATTTGACGAGAACGGAAATATAATTCAATCCAAAGAGAATGAAGATTTATTAAAAGCTAGAGGAACTAGAAGTCTTATGGAAAATCTTCAAAATGTAATGAAGAATGGAAATATGATAAAAGACGCGGAGATAGTTACTCCTGACGACAGCTTAATAAATCCAAGAACAAAGTTTGGTGGTACATCCGATTTATTAGGGGGAGGAGACGATGGTGTAGATTTTGAACTTGATGATGATATATTCGAATAAATATGGCTACTAAAGAAGAAAAATCAAGTAATTTTTGGTCCAGTGCTAAAGTAGAAAGATTAGTATATGACGCCGAAGAGAATGGTGTTGATTATAAAGACGTAGATAATCCTTTTCATGAGAATGATCCAGAATTAAGAAAGGGTAATATCCTTTTTGAATATACTGAATGGGAATTAGAAGAGATACAAAAATGTGCGGAAGACGTTGTTTATTTTGCTAATACATACTGTCACGTTATGACGGACGAAGGTATTAGACAGATATTACTACGTGATTATCAAATTCAAATCCTAAATCAATATCAGCACCACAGAAAAAATGTATTCGTTTCTCCTAGACAATCAGGAAAAACAATCACATCATCTATATTCTTATTGTGGTATCTTCTTTTTAACTTTGAAAAAAATGCCATGATTATGGCGAATATCGGAGATACCGCAGCGGAGTTAATGGACAAGATTAAGGTGATTATGAAGGGCTTACCTTTCTTTTTAAAGCCTGGTCTAGTTGTTTATAACGTAATGACCATGAAGTTTGATAACGGATGCCGTATAATGGCTAAGACGACAACTAAAACATCGTCTATCGGTTATACGATTCATATGTTATACATGGATGAGTTTGCTCATATTAACCCTAACTTTATAAATCAGTTCTTTAAATCTGTTTATCCCACTATATCTTCATCACAAATTGCAAGGGTTATTATAACATCAACCCCTAATGGAATGAATAAATTCTTTGAGATTTATAAAGGAGCAGTCGAAGGGGAGAATGAATTTAATCCTATAAGAGTTGAATGGTGGCAGGTACCAGGAAGAGACGAGGAGTGGAAAAGAAAAGAAATAGCTGCTTTAGGTTCAGAAGAAGACTTTAATCAGGAATACGGTTGTCAATTTTTATCATCTTCAAGACTTTTACTAGATTCTAACACGTTAAAAAGATTAAAAAATACGGAGGAGCAGTTTTTATTTCATGAATTATCTCCATTTGAAAAAAGTCCTATTGATTATTCCAATCTTCTATGGCATCCAAAATTTGACCCGGCTTCTATATTTGAAAAGGATGGACAAAAATTCTACATCTCAATCGATACTGCAAGCGGGGGAGGAGGAGACTATTCAGTTGCTAATATCTTTAAAGTTGCTCCAATGCCGAGCAGTGTAATAAGAAACAAAAGGTTCTTTGAAGATGAAAGTGATTTTTTCTGTCTATTACAAGTTGGTATATTTAGATCTAACACGATAGAAATAGACGAATTTAAAGCTTTCTTAGAAATTTTAGTCGTTGAAGTGATGGGAGTGGATAATACAAGAATAGTTCTAGAGCTAGATCATAAAGGGGAGATGCTTATGGACAAATTATTAGACTCTGAAGATTTCTTTGATGAAATGTTTGTCTATACTAAACACTCAGAAGCTAGCACCAAATTAAAGCCGGGCGTTAAATTAACTGTAAAAAATAAAGAAAAGTTCTGCTACGATTTAAAAATAAACACCAGATCTCATAGAATAATTCCTTCAAACAAAAACGGAATACACGAACTAGCAAATTTTGGAGTAAATCCTAATGGAAGTTTTTCAAGTCAAATAGGAAAAGATGACGAGGCAATGACTCTAGTTAACATAAATTGTGTTTTTGATGGAGGTGATTTTCAAGAAACTGTCATGGATCTATATGACATCATCCCAGAAAAGTTCAGAAAACTGATAGAAGAGAGGCTTTCAGAAAATACAGAAGCATCACAAAATAAAACTAGTGATCTATCAAACTATACTTTCTTAAACGGACTCCTTGATTCTTAGAAGAAGAATGATATATACATAGAAAAAGAAGTCAAAGGATAACTTCTTAGAATATAAATAAAAATTAAAAATGGCAAAACAAGTCAAACTTGATTTATCCCAATTTAAAGCATCTGGTGTTTATACATTGGAATTTGATGCTAGTGAGAACATTATTATTAACCCGTCTACCATTAGATTGGTGGTAGGTTATTCTAGCGTTGGTCCTTTCAACACGCCAGTTTATTGTCCGGATATCACTACTTTCCAATCAGTATTTGGAGGAATAGATAAAACTATGGAAAAGAAAGGATCTTTCTTCCACAGATCTTGCTTAGTATGTCTACAAAGTGGACCTATATTTGCTATTAATCTAAGACTTTTAAATAATACAGTAGACGAGAATGGAGATCCTGATTACGCATCAGGAGCTGATGTAGCTAGATATAGAGCTTTCTCTATGGATACAGAGGAACAAAATGGAGCTAACGCTACTGGAGGATATTCAGATCCTTTAACAAAACAAGATAAATTATTATCTTCTTATTATAATAAGGAGAAGTTTTGGTTCCCTGATACTACATACTTATTAGCTACTGAAGACAATTCAGGTGCTCAACCAGATTCAAGAAAACTATTTAGCTTAGTTAATCTTGGTCAAAATCCAGTAAGTATTATAGTAAGAAAATCTTTAGATTCTAGATTTCCTCTAAAAGGATTTGATATTACAGCTAGAGAATATTTTGGACCAGATAACGTGCCTTCTTACATGAACCAATATGATTATCTTTCTGATTGGTTTATTGACGTAATTGCAGTAAGCGGTAACTGGACAGATTATCAAGCTCTTTCTAATGATCCTGTTTATAGTCAATATTTTACATCTAAAGGATTTATTAAATCACAAATAGATAACTTTTTATCTCTAAATGGAGTAAATATTACATTAACAGTAACTGGTACAATCATTCCTAACTTTACTGATCAAAACGGAACTTTAAGATATATTCAGACACTAATTAACAACCAAACACCAACAACTGGTATTTTCTGTGCTGTTAATGAAGAAGCTTTAGATGATCTTATTGATAACTCATCAGTATTTGACCTTGTTGGTCACCATTTAGTAGATGAGATAGGTTCAGATGCAGATATTAATTCAGTTCCTAAGAATCTTAATTTCCTTTCTTATAGTCAAAATCTTTTTGCAGATTACACTTACTATAAGAATATAGACGGATCAACTGGAGGTACAGAAATTCAAGATAACCTTTCACCTTCTAATCCAGGTATGGATTTATTACCTGAGACTGGTACGCTTCTTATGGATAATCTATACAATGCAACAGGTGATGCAGGTATTCCTAGTTCACTTTGGGATACTTATAATCCTGCTGCTAGAGATGGTGGAGCTATTTATTTAGATACTTTGTTTACTTCTCCTACATTACATGACGATCAAATTACAACTTTAGATAGTTTCGTTAGCGTTTCTAATACTGCTCCTGCATCTAGATGGGTACTTGGTAAAGTAACAAGTAACCTTCCTACACCAGGATATCTTGGATTCTATGAAGGAGATTTAGTTAAATTAAGAATTGTAGAAGCTAAAACAATTACAAATTCTACTCTTCCTGTAGGTTTAAGAACTCAGGTAAGATTGAAATTAAAGCATCCACTAGTTGGATCTACTCCTTCTACAACTTATGTTGAACCTTATGATATAACTAACAAGAGTACATCTGCAGCTTATCAAATAGGTAATCCAGATTACTTTGATAATGATGATGTTTACTTCTCACCAGATATTCCAGTAGGAACTGACTCTTACTTAGCATACGAAAACTCTGAAATGTACAGAGACTGGGTAAAGGGTAACATTGGTGATGGTGATATCGATTGGAAAGATGACACAGGGTCATTACTACAATACTTAAAATTTGAAGTTAATGTAGATAGAGATGGTTACAACATCCTAGTTTGTAGAGCTTTTGCAGATGATACATTTAACACACCGGAAGCTATTGCAACTTGGGATACTACTTATGTAAGTTCTCTTCCTATAGGAACTAACCAAACAACAGGAGAAAGCTTTAATATAGTATCAACTGCAGGTAACATAAGTGACTATGTAGATATTATAACTCAGTTACAACCTAACGTTATTGAATTATCTACTGCGGTTGCTAACTCATCAGGTATAAAAGTTGGAGATCTATTAGTATCAACTGATATACAGATCTATGATAATCCTTTAACTGAAAATCTTCAGTCTAGATTAACAAGAGTATTAGAAGTTAAAACAGTATCTTCTGCAACATCACCTGGAGTTTATACGATACAAGTTAAAACTGAAAGACCTATTAAACTATATCCTGGTACTACTACAAGAGTTTGGAAATTTAAAAACGTACAAGAGTTTGTTAGAACATTCAACTTCACGTATCTTCCTGGAGCCGATATTAAGGCAGCTTCTATGCCTAACGGAACAGATACAAGAATGAACGAAATTCTTGATGTTCTTTACAACACTAATCTTGCTAGAACATTAGCAGACACTGACGTAATTACATTCAGATATATTGTTGATACATTTGACGGAGGTATTCAACCAAACTGTAAATACCAGCTTACTAAACTTGCTAAGAACAGACAAAAATGTTTAGCAATATGTAACTTACCTTCAATGAAGAAGTTTTCTGAATCTGTAGATCCTAGATTTACTTCTGCACCTACTGCAACAGATCCAGCTCCACTTTTACAAGCTAGATATATTGCAGACGGAGGTAACTTAAGTTTAAACCCTGCATTTACTTTCTCTCTTCCTGATGAAGATTTAGGAGCTAAATTCTCTGGATTCTTTGCACCTTTCTTAACAATTAGAGAAAACAATAAGAATTTAGATGTACCACCTTCACCTTACGTTTCTAATAACTTTATTCGTAAGTTCATTACAGGAGAACCTTATTCAATCGTAGCAGGTCTTAAGAGAGGTATTATCTCTGCTAACAACTTAGTAGGATTAGAATATGACTTCGACATACAAGATAGAGAATATTTAGAGCCATTCGGAATTAACCCTATTATTCGTAAGAGAGGAGTTGGTATAGTAATATACGGTAACCAAACAAGCTACCAAAGAACTAACTCAGCATTTAATAATCTACACGTTAGAGATTTATTAATCACTGTAGAAAGTGCAATTGAAGAAATACTTTCTAACTACGTATTTGATTTCAACGAAGATAATGTTAGACTTGAAATTAAAACGTTAGTAGACAACTACTTAACTGGAGTAAGATCTGTTGGAGGTATCTACAACTATCTAACTATTATGGACTCTTCAAACAATACCCCTGCAATAATCGATCAAAACTTAGGTATTATCGACGTAATAATCGAACCTGCAAGAGGAATTCACAAGTTCATCAATAGAATGACAGTTACTAGAACAGGAGGTATCGCTTCAGGAGGATTCATTCAATTTAGCTAATAAATTTGTACAGAATTCTTGAATGTAAATATATAAAATAAAAACATGGCAGGATTACCACATTATACAAGTTCTAAGGCCTCGATCAACAAGTTCGAACCGGTTTTTCTAAACCAGTTTGAGGTTATTATTACTCCTCCGGCTGCTATTCCAGTTCAAGCTGGAAACCCAGGGAGTTCTAATATATTGCTAGAGCAAGTAACTAGAGTATCTGGCTTACAGGTAGATCAAAACCCAGCGGAAATAACACAGCAATATAAATTTGCTAAAAGATATTACGCTGGTGCAGCTCCTGCAAGAACTGGATTGGATGTTGATATGGAATTTGAGATCAACTTAAATGACAACAACTCTATGTACGTTTTTAAAACACTACGTCAATGGTCGGATTTAATTTATAATCCTCTTACTGGCGCTATGGGTCTTAAAAAAGATTACACAGGAAATATACTAGTTAATGTCTTCAATAAACAAGGTGATATATTTAGAAAAATAAATCTTAGAGATTGCTTTCCGATGACGGCTATTAACGAAATGGGATTGAACTACACTCAGACATCAATATACAAATTGACTCTACAATGGGCAGTTGATTATTTCGAAGACGTGTTTATATAAAAATTAAAAAAATGGCAGGATTACCACATTTTACATCGGCAAAAGCGGCGGTACAATTGTACGAACCGGTATATCTTAACCAATTTGAGGTTATTATACAACCTCCTGCTGGTGTTGCACTTGAGCAAGGAAACGGGGGAAGATCACTTTTAGTTGAAAATGTTCTATCAGTTACTGGTTTAACTGTTGATAAAAACCCAACGCCTGCAGAACAAAGATATAAATTCACTAAAAGAAGATACGCAGGTGGAGTTATAGACGATACTGGTGTTAAGATTAGAATTGAATTTGAAACAAACCTTAACGACAATAACAGTAATTATGTTTTTAAAACTCTTCGTCAATGGTCAGATTTAATTTATAATCCTTTAACAGGGGCTATGGGAATAAAATCTAACTATGCTGGAGGTACTTATATTCTTGTTTCCATCTTCAATAAACAAGGTGATGTATTCAGAAGAATTAAATTACTAAATTGTTTCCCTGTTGATCAGATTAAATCTTTAGATCTTGATTACACCAACGGTACTACTCCTTATAAAATAGCACTTTCATTTAGAGCTGATTATTTCGAGGACGTTTTTAATTAATTTTATTTAACGTAATATATAAATGGAGTCTCAACAAAGTCTCCATTTTTTGTTTTTTGTTAAAACTTAGAATGTTAAATTAAAATAATATGGACGACGATTGTGAATCAGAAAAGAAAAACAAGAATAGCTTCCGTCTGTTTAGTTTTAGCAACTTTCTTCAATCCCTTTGGATTCGATATCCTTTTTGCAACGATAATGAAATGGACAAATTCCTATTGGCATACAGTAGCAATTTTCTATTTCCTTTCGGCTCTTTTCTTTGGTTTTTATTTCTTTTTGTCATCAAATAGGAAACTAAACAGGAAAGATAAGGTAAAAGAGATATAAGAAATAGTATGGAAAACAATATGGACGACGAATTACTCAATCATCTTGGTAGAAAAGAAGCGGAATCTAAATTCCAATATGACCAAGATCCAGATGTAGGATCTTATACAATACCTGATTGGATTGATAAAGAAGCTAATGCACAACAAAATACACAGCCATTAGAAACTCCACAAAATAATTTAGGAAGAGTAAATAATACTAGAACACCAATGGGAATGGAGAACGACTGGAAAAATATACCAGCTGAAAATCTTCCTTCCAAAGGATTTGGATACCCAGAAGGTTTCGAAGTTGCTATAAAGGCATCAGGCGTTAAAGAAATTCGACAATTCTCTACAGTTGACGAAGACGATAGAATAGATTTAGATGACAAATTAAATACTATCTTAGCTAAGTGTATGAAGATAAGATGGAATGGAGGATTTCTAGAACCATACGATCTTTGGTACGAAGACAGATTCTACATTATAATGTCTATTAGGGATATGACTTTCTTAAGAGGAGAGAATAAAATATTACTTCCTGTAACTAAGAACTGTACAAAACCTGATTGTAATGTTCCAGATATGTTGGAACTAAGATCAAATCTATTAGATAGCTTTGTAGTAGATCCCGAAATTCTTAAAAGATACAACAGAGAAACATATTCTTTTAAATTTGTACCTAAAGACGGAAGCCAAGAAATGGATCTTTATATTCCTACCGTTGGTGTGACAACAGTATGTAGAAAAATATTATCCGACAAAAGAAGGAAAGGAAAAACTTTCGATGAGAGTTTTGCTAAAGTCGCTTCTTTTATTATTCCAGATTGGAGAGGCTTGGATGAATCTGTTTATGATCAATATGAAAGAGCTTCTAATGAGTGGACTCCTTTACAATTTTCTATAGCAGATCAAATAACAGAGAAGATAAACTTTGCCACTAAATCAAGAATTTATAGTAAATGTGAAAGCTGTGAGGGGGAGGTCACAGCAGATATATCATTTCCCGGAGGATACAGATCTCTTTTCGTTATTTCAGATATCTTTAGCCAATTACTTTGATATCAAGTTTAGACTTTGGGACGAATTTAAGTTATCTATAGATCACTTAGAGAATCTTCCTTTTTATGAATATCAATTGTTTATAGATAAGCTAAACGAAAAAATAGAAAAAGAAAACAAAAAAGTAGAACAAGGCGATCTAGTAGAAGCCTTTACATTTTCAAAGCCAAAAAGATAACTTTTTGGCTTTTTAGGTATATAAATAAAAATAATTTTGGCAGGAGAAACAGGCACACAGGGATCAACAGGATCAGGAACACAGGGATCAACAGGATCAGGATTTCCGGTTTTTAAATCGGTAGAAGGTGCATTTGATAGAGCTAAGTTTCATAAAACTATTAGTTCTGGTGCAGGGTCAATAATCACACCAGAAACATTTGATGCTATGAAAGCTGCGGATAGCGCAGGTCAAGCCGCAAAACTTTTTTACGCAATATCATTTAATAAGAATTTAAGAGAGCTAGATCCAGAATTTAGAAGTGACTTGGTTTTTTACCGATTAGCATACTCGGAAGATAAAGTAGATAAAAATCTCATATCCGAGGATATAGACGAGGGAAAATCTGTTGACGGTAAGGATATATTTGAAATGTCTAAAAGATCTGCTAAGCAAAAATATAATAACGCAAAGATACTTAAAGAAGGAAATGTAACACAGATAATAGAAAATATAGGTTCTATTAGTGAAATAGAGGGTTTTGAATCATATGATTCAGTTAAAGATGAATTTGATAGCAAGATAAAAGACGAAAAACTAAAGTTTGATGTTTTATCTGATAAGTTTTTAGATATTCTTGGCTACTTTAATCAGGAAGGAGCTAGCGTTAATGCTAAAATGCTATATACTCCAGAAAATAATGCAATGATATCAGCATTTGCTAAGATATTAGAAGGAGAAGGATTCAATTCTGCTAGTGTTTTAGAAATGTCCAAAAGATATGATGATAATATAAAAAAATTAATAGAAAGTAAAGAGGGGAAAAAAGCAGAGGATGTAATAAAAGATGCTGCACAAGAGGCTAAAAAGGAAGAAGCGAAGACAAAAACAGAAGAAACTAAGATAGAAGAAAAGAAATCAGAAACACCGTCTGGTCCAACTGGATCTGCCCAAGTAGCAGGATCTACCGGATCAGCTGGATCAACTGGGACGGTAGAAAGCGCTTCAAATGAAACCAAAAAAACAGAAACCCCTACTACAGGCCCAACAGCTTCCACAAGTACCGAAAATCTTACTAATAAAAGTACAACAGGTACTACAGGTACTACAGGTGGTACAGGGGGTACAGGAAAAGCGGAAGATATAAAAACAGGAAATAAGAAAGGCAAAAAAGGTAAAGATACAACACCAGCTCTTAGCGAATCAAATAAAGGAATCCTAGAAATGCTAGGATTAAAAATGCCATCTAAAGAAGGTGACAAAAAAGAAGGAGAAGGAGGAGATGAAAAGGGTAAGGGTAAAGGAAAAGGAACTACAACAGGAAGCGCTGAGGTAGACAAGACACTAGAAGAACTAGGATTTAAAAAACCAAAAGAAGAGTCAGGAGACACAAAAGGAAAAGGAAAAGGAAAAACCGATAATAAATCTAAGTCAGAAAATAAAGAAACTAAATTAGATGAAAAAGTTTCCACAAATAATGATAAAAAAACTGAAACTTCTACAACTAATACCCCTATAAAAGAAACAACAACACAAAATTTATCTAGTGTAAATACACCTACAACAGATAAGACTGAAGATAAAAAGGAAGATACAAAGACTACTACAAGTACAATTACAAGCACTGAAAATAAAACTGAAGATAAAAAATCAGATACTGAAGTAAAAACTGAAGGAACTCAACAAAAAGAAGGGGAAAATAAAGAAAAAACAGGGGATCAAGATAAAGCTATGAAAGAGTTAGGAGATAACATGAAATCTATGGTAACATTACTAACTCAGCTAAACAATACGTTAAAAAATCCTCTAATTGTTATACCTAACGGAAAAAAGTTTCATTAAGGGGTTTACTTTTTGATATGGATTTAATATATTTGTGTAAAATAAACCTAAATAATAAATTATGAGTAAAAGTTATGAAATTACAAAAGAGCTCAGATCAACATTGGTTGAGTTCTTAAATGCCTATGGAGGCTACAAGGAATGTTTGGAAATTTTGGAAAATGAGGGAAAATCGGATTTTACCGAAGATGAAGTAAATCAATTACTAAATCTTCTTGGGATATTTAGACTAATGGACACTTTCCATATTGTTGAGAGATTTAAAATAGAAGTTACACCTCTTAAATCCCAAGATTCTGATGAGCAATCAGAGCCTACCGCAGCACAAGCAGAATAAAATAGATTCTCTTTATTTAAGAATGGCCAGTGTTTGGTCAGAAAACTCGCACTGTAACAGAAGTAAGGTAGGGTGTTTGATTGTAAAAGATCGCCAAATAATATCTGACGGATATAATGGTACACCCTCCGGATTTCCTAATGAGTGTGAAGACTGTAACAATAACACACTTCCCACGGTTTTACATGCAGAAGCAAATGCCATAACTAAAATAGCAAAGAGCGCTAATAGTGCAGAGGGTTCAACTCTCTACGTCACTCTGTCCCCTTGTTTTGATTGTGCAAAACTAATCATCCAAGCGGGAATAAAAAGAATTGTTTATTCTGAGGAATATAGAAAAACAGATTCTTTTAAACTTTTCGAAGAAGCAGGAATAGAAATAAAGAAAATAGAAATTTAAAAAATATTAAGGGATTATGGCAGTAAATAATATACAGGAATTGGCAGAGAGTTTTATGAGAACATCATCGGAGAAAGACTTCGTTGAATTATACAAAAGAATTAAACCTGGTCTACTAAACCATTGTAAATCTATATTAGTAGAACAAGAAGCAGCTGAAGATGCAGTTTCTAATACAATGGCTAAGATATGGACTAAGATATCGCAGTATGATCCATCTAGAGGTAACTTCTCTACATGGGTTTATAATATAGCAAGAAATGAATCACTCGGAATTAAAAAGAACGAGGACAGATATCTACCAATTATACAAGAGGTTGTAAGAAGTAATGAAGATTCGGATGAATCTGTATATCCATCAATTACATCCTCACCAGCAACATTAGAAGCAGAATTTGATTATATAACCTCAGAAAACGACGAAATGGAAGATTTATATGAAAACGTAGTTGAGAAGATGAAAGATCTTCCAGAAATTTACAAGGATATACTATTTGATAGAGAAATCCTTAGAATGAAATACCAGGAAATAGCAGATAAGTATGGTATGAAAAAAAGAGCTATTGCGACAAGAATTAGAAGAGCTAGATTAAAAGTTAGGGATATGTTTCCTGGTGTTAATTTGACTTTTAACGATTGATCGTAACTTTTCCTAATAGATAGATATAATTGATATGAATTATCCATTTAAACGAGTTATAACGGACATTAGGAACTATTTCTTTATAAAAAGAACTATAAAGAAAAACAAAGGATCCATAGAGTGGGAAAAATTTAAGCTAAGAGTAGATTGGGTTGGTAGAATATACACAGTAGTTAACCTTCCACCGGAAGTTATCTACTCTCCAGATTCCCCAGAAGAAATAAGACCTGCATATATTCTTGAGGAATCTAGACCTCTAAATGAATATCTTACCAAGCTAAATCTTCAGGAGGTAATAATGCCAAAGATCTCTCCCATTCCAGATTCTGTTTCCTATCTAATAGTTTACAGTCCGTATTTTCAAAGATTTTCCATAAGATGGATTATCTACAGATTAATCCTAATCCTTATAATGATCTGGCTCCAATATAAGTTCGGATTTTTAAGTTGGATTATGGAAGGAATTAAATACCTATGGAATGTTATCTTCTGATATACAAATAAACAGACAGGCTTTCCCTTGGGGAAGAGCTTATGTGGTAGAAGGAGCTGGTGAAGCTCCTTTAATTTTACCATCAGTTACCACTATTCTTAAGCTGGTAAAAAATGAAAAATACGAAGCTTTAAGAATTCAATTTGGAGAATCCCGATGGGATAAAATATTACACGATGCTGCAGAGAGGGGAAATGTTATGCACAGAATGCTTGAACTCTTCCTATTGGAATGGGCAAAAGAAAATGATGTAGATAGATCATTAAAAAAAGCACAGATTTTTGCAATAGAGGAATCTAGAAGAGACGATGGAAAATACGCTAAGTATGTAAATAAAGGAAGAGATCTATTTTGGAATTTTTATCATACTAATTTTTGGAATGAGATAGAAGAAGTTGTAGATAACGAAGCTTTTCTTTATACAACATTTAAAGGAGGATGGGCAGGAGCTTGCGACTTTGTTTATAGAAACAAAGAAAACTATTTAATAGTTGATGATTTTAAATCTTCAACATCTTTAAAAGACGAAGAAGATATCTTAAGCTATAAACTACAGATATCCGCTTATATGTTTATGTGTGCTGAAAAATACAACGAGGTTCCTAAATTAGGAAGAATCAGAATTGCTAATGAACAAACTTCAGAGATACAAACATTTATTGTTCATGATTACGAGCTTAAAGATTATCTAGGTCAATTTATAGATCTTGCTAAAAAATTCAGAGAAATTCACGGTATATAAGAAACTTATTCAATAATAATCAATATAAAATAAAAAAACAAAATGGGAAAAAAATCACAATCGCCAGAAGTAATGGAAGCTCAAAACGAAGCTACACTTGAAAAATACATCAGTAAAGTTGATACTGGAAAAGTAGAATCGATTAAGAAAGATTTAGAAAATTATAAGGCAAGCCTTAAAGACAAAGAGTATGCAGTATCAATGAGTGATTCGATTTTACATAGATTCGAAATCTATATGAGAGAAGAAGTTCAATGGAGATCTAAAGAAGCTCTTGGAGTTAAGGAAATTCTAAAAAGAATCGATGAAGTAAAATCCGAAGGGATCAAAGACGGGGTGGTTTATTTTACAAATCTAGAGGTTGAGGCTTCACATTATTTTGTTTTGAAAATGGAAGGAAGAGGTGAAAAAGAAATTGAATCTTTTGTAACTCTTTGGAAAACTCTAGAAGAAACATTGATGTTAATCCAACAAGACAATATGGTAGTTAAAGATCTTGAGCAACAACTTGCAGCTGCTGAGCAAGGAATAGAACTGGAATAATAGTTACTACTCAAATTATAATACAAAAGACTGGTATTAATGCCAGTCTTTTTTTGTGGATATATACTTAAGTATGAAAAAGAAATTATTACCTTGGATAATAGCCTTATCTGCATTATCAGTTTCAGGATCGGCTGCTTTTTATTCTGTTACAGGACTTGGTAAAATGTTTGCTGGTGCATCATTACAAGTAATGGTTTTAGCAGGAAGTTTAGAATTTGCTAAACTTGTTACAGCCTCACTATTATATCAGTATTGGAAAAAGCTGAAGCTTGGTTTGAAACTATACCTATCAATAGCAACACTTATATTAATAATTATAACATCCGCAGGGATATATGGATTCTTGTCTTCTGCTTATCAAGAAACATCATTCAAAGTACAGAATCAGGATAAAAATATTCAGATCCTTGATAAAAATATTTCAATAATAAAGACAGAGATTACTAATTACGAATCACAGATAAAACAAAAGAATGATAGACTTGGACAATTAACTACTATAAGAACAAATCTACAATCAACACAGGATGTACTTATAGAAAAATCAAAATCAACTAATGCAGTACGTCAACAAATAAAAGATGTTGACGGAGAAATAAAAAGAATGGATTCAGAGATATCAGTATTAAATGATTCAATATCATCTAAAAATACTAGGATATCATCAATTGAGCAAGAAAAGTTTGGCGTTTCTTCTAATGCAGATCTTGCTAAAGAGGTTGGACCATTAAAATATATTGCAAAATTAACAGGAAGCGATATAGACAGTGTGGTTAACTGGTACATAATAATTTTGATGCTAGTTTTTGATCCTTTGGCTATTGCTTTAGTTATTGCTGCTAACTTTGCATTTGAAATGAATGAGGAAAAAGAAAATAAAAAAGAAGAAGATATGGAAGAAAAAGAAAGCTCTATAAAAAGAATCTGGAAAAATATAACTAGAAGGAGAAAAAAAGATATAGCTCAAGAAGAAGATATAATCTCACAAGATTTAACAAATGAAAATGAAAATATCTTAGTAGAAGACGAAGAACATATTATAGATTATTCCAATCTAGAAACGGAAAAAAATGAGGAAATAGAAGAATCTATTATAAACGAAACTTCACTAGAAACAGAAAAAGAAGAGTTAATATTAGAAGATACTAAAAAAGAGGAAAATAAAGAAGAGAAACCGGATAAATATGATAAGGATTTAAAAGTTCCTAATAGATTAAAAAGTACAAGGGATAAATTTAGAGGAAATCCTGACGTAAAAAACTCTAGAGAGGGTCTAAGAAATAAAACGGATGATTCAAATCCATTAAATTTAAGATGATTGGAAAAGTTTACACAACAGATCAAAGGTACATAAAGCACCTAGAATGTAATCCTTCAGTTTATAGAAGGGTATATTTTCAGTCATGTAATTTGGACGTAAGAGATGGGGCAAATATACTTTCGAGTGTATCTCTTTGTGATTTTAAATTGGAATCATTAGGAAGCTCTGAAATAGGTGGATGCGGAGGTTCACTTAAGAAAAGCATAACACTAGGACCAAATATTAATTATACACTTAATGCTCCTGAGATTGGACAAGCTCAAGGGGAGGTTCAGATGATAGTTGTTAAGGTTAAATATCAAAAAGATTGTCCAGACGACCAAAGATTCCTAACATGGGAGTATAAAGGAGAGACATATCCGATAAGAAGTCTTATGATTTTAACAGGTAGAACCGAACCCGAAATACCTTGGCAAGGATGGGATCTTAGTTATTATTCTAATAATCCTCCCACTCCTGCTTTTAGTCCTCACATATATCCAACTCCCGCCTCACCGAATCTTTCGTTTGGTGGTATTATGTTTAGTAATATTAACGATACATATAGTATGGAATTAGAAATATTTGTTTTTAACTAATGGCTACACCACCTATAGTATGTAATACAATACAATTTGAAGGGGCTATATTTCAAAGATGTAACCTTCAGGTTGTTAGAGGTACAACGGTTTTAAGAGACATAAGCCTTTGTGATACAGATATAGTTCTTAATAATTACTCATCTTTTAGTGGATGCGTTTACGGGAACTCCTCACTTCTTCTTAGCGGAGCTGGACTAAACAATGTTGATTTTGTAATGATAAAAGCAACATACCCAAACACATTACCTGTATCTAATAGATTTATAAATATTCTATACAATGGTAATTATTTACCTATGGCTAATTTAACTATTCTAACGGGAAATAGCAATTACATATTTGGTGGATGGGATTTAGATCCTAACGGAAGCGATATAGAATCCCCTTATTTTGAACAAGGAGGAATGCTACTATACAATCCACATTCAGTAAGAGTGAACATTGAAGTAATAATAGGGGAAGGTAATGTTTCACCTGAGATAACAGATTATCTTGTTAATGAAGATGGATCGATATTAGTAAACGAGGACGGTGACTTTTTAATCCTTTAAATAAATTATAAATTAGATGAATAAAACAATTTCTATAACAGCATTACCAGCAGCAACTGGATTTGGACCAGGAGACAGCGTAGTTGGGGTATCTAATGGAGAAGCTTCTCTATTTCCTTACGATTTAATAGCTACTGGAGGTACTGGTTCTGGTGCTACTGGGGAAACTGGAGCTACTGGGGAAACTGGAGCTACTGGAGCTACTGGGGAAACTGGAGCTACTGGTGCTACTGGGGAAACTGGAGCTACTGGGGCTACTGGGGAAACTGGGGCTACTGGTGCTACTGGTGCTACTGGGGAAACTGGAGCTACTGGGGAAACTGGAGCTACTGGTGCTACTGGTGCTACTGGTGCTACTGGGGAAACTGGAGCTACTGGTGCTACAGGTAGCGTTGAAACAACAGATAGATTAATAAGCACTAATAATTTAGAAGCTGTTTTAGATAATCAGGGAACTTTAAATACTCCATTATTATTACCTACTCAATTTACTGCAGTTTGTGACGGGGATCACATGATCGATCCTGTTGGATTTGTTGATAGCGATTGGTGGCAATTTCAGGTTGCTTTTCAAGTAAATCCTGATGGGACAGTTCAAACTATGATTGATAATATCTTCCCAATATTAACAAATCCTGGATACGTATCTGGTTACACATTTAGATTTACAGAGGAGGATCATGGTATACCTGATTTTAATTTTGATATTCAATTAAATGATGTTGTTTTACCTGGTGGTGCTGGTTGGACAGCTAATATAGCTGTTACACCTCCACCTAATTATCCTAGCACTATAAAATCATTAGGTGCTATAAAACTAACATCCGATTCTAAAAGCTTAGTATTTGGTACAGATGGTAAATTAATATTACCTGAAGGTGGAGATATATTAAATTCTGATGGTGATTCTGTTTTAGGAGGCCCAATTTTGCCTTATGCTGAACTAACAAATGATCCTTTTATATACGATCCTTATGCAGGTGAATTAATTGAATTTACAAAGACTGACGGGGGGACGGAAGTTGACGAGATTGATACCGATTTAGGAATTACTAGAGGGAACAATCAAGGGATATACAACCCTTATTTAGAGCCAGGATGGGATAACGACAGCAACAGCGGACCGAGCCCACAGGGAACATTATGGAATAATACCGGATGGGGAGATTTAACAAACTTAAATCAAAGAACATATTATAGTTTTTATAATGCACTAGGAGGTAATCTTGGAAACAATGTTCTTTCTGCCCAACTGGTAATGAAGGATGTAGTTAACGATAAGTATTATAAATTTGATTTTACTGTTTGGGGAAATCAAAATAACGGAGCTCCTTTTACCTATATAAGAACAGAAATAGATGGAACTACTGGAGAAGAGATAGGAAGTCCAGCTTCTATCGAATTTGTGAAACCCGGATATTCAAGTCCTTTTGAAGTTAATGATCCGATTGATATCGGAGTAACGATTGCAAGAGGGAATAATCAGGGAATATTTAATTTATCTTTAGAATCATCATGGACTGTAGACGGATTTATTAGTCCTGAAGGAACTGAATGGAATGCAGATGGATGGGGAACACTTAGAAATATAGAAAGTAGAGACTATGATAAACTATATGCAACACTTGGAGGGAACATAGGTAATGTTATTATAGATAAAGAATTAGTAATGCACGACATTATAAATGATAAGTATTATGCTATAAAATTCTCTAGCTGGACAGCAAATGGACAAGGAGGAGGTTTTAGTTACACAAGACAATTAATTAACACCAATAACCTTTTTGTAAAGCCTGACTATGACACAGAAACAATCGATATATTTGTTCCAGATATTATAGAAGGAACAGGAATAGCAATTACAAGAGGAGAAAATGGGGGAATATACAACCCTTATAGAGAAGAAGAATGGGATGAAGAGGTAAGTCCAGGTGGGACCTTATGGAATATAGACGGATGGGATGATTTAGGTAATATACTTACAAGAAATTATACAACATTCTATGCAGCATTCGGATTTGGAGGACTGGGAAATAAAATACCAGGAACAAAATGTGTAATGTACATTCCAGAGACAGAAGAATATTATGCTATACAATTTGTGGAATGGACTCAAGGAGGAGGCGGTGGATTTTCTTATTATAGATATTTATTAGATATTACAAAAATAAATGAGGGTTTAAAATTTGCTGACGGAACTATTTTAAAATCAGCAGAGAATTTAGGTAAAGTAAAATCTAAAGCCTCAGGAGAAAGAGTAATAGAGGAAGTATATGGAAATAAAACTATATCTGTAACTCCTATAACCGCTAACAATATAACAACAACTACTTCGAGAGAGGTATTTTCCGAAAATAGAATATGGTCTAATTCATCAGAATCTATTATCTATAGTGTAATTAATAATCCTTCTAACTATAATATAAATAATATTTATGAAGATATTCAATTCTCATTAGATAATAATACATGGTACAAATATAACGGGAGCATTTCTTTTGACGGGGATGAGAGAGGATACGGATTACAAGGAAATCCTTCACTAAATTATAATTCAGGAGATCCTCTTTATTTTAGATTTTATAGCGGAGGAACACCACAGGTTTGGTGGGATAAAAACGAGCTACCAAGCGGAGGAGGTAATTTTAGAGGAGCTATAATAGATTATCATGCTTTTACAGGAGAAGCAACTTATATAGGTACAATTCATATAGTAGATGATGACGGAGAGGAAAATATCACGCATACAGAAGTTAGCAGCGGAAGTAGTGATAGTTCAAATGACGATCTTTGGTTTGTACAAAATGAGGGCACTATTTCATATAGAAGAATGGACGGAGAAGAAAAAACTCTTAAAGTTCATTGGAGTGCTAAAGTATTCTACGGAAGTGAAATTTACGATTAAAAAATTAAAAAAATAACTATATGGCAAGAGTAAGAAGAATAAACGTAAGTCAGGTAGAGGGAGATTATTCGAACGATTCAGATAAAAGACCAAACGGTGAAATGGGTCTTTATGAAGATGGAAACGGTGGATTTGATCTAGTAATACATGATGGCGTAAATGGTACTGTTGATAACAAGGTTTTAGGAAAGGGTAAACTTTATGGGCATAATGAGGATAGCGGGGATGGATCTGGATTTGATACCATTAAATTAATACCAGATATTGGTTTATACGATTCCGGAAGTCATCAATATATTATAGTTGATCCAACTGCACCGAATCATATTCATTTAAGACCTGGTGGAGACCCAGATAGCTCTAATTCAGATATTTTCTTAGGTGCAGAAAATACTAACGTAAAAGTTAGCGATCAGTACGATACAGTTTCTATTAATTCAGGAGGAAATTCTCAATGGTTATTTTCTTCTGATAATACCCTATCACTACCAGGAGGGGGTTTAATAGATGGATCAGATAGTAATGTTGAAGTTAGAGGAATGAATAACTTTAATGTTGAAGCATCTAGTAATTTTAATATTGTAACAAATAGTCAAGATGTTACAAATTATCAATGGATATTTAAAGACGACGGAAATCTGCAATTTCCTAATAACACTTTACAGAATACAGCTTGGACCGGCGGTAGAGTTGTAGAAGCTCCTCTAAGCAGTATAGGATCGGTTGGTGATTTAGAAGGAGATTTATCTTTTAATTCTTCATATCTATATTACTGTACAGAAAATTACGGAGGAACACAATATCCAGTAGTTCATGGGGCTAGTTCTTCAGCTGATGGAGTAAACACAGGTTACCTAGTATTTGATAACTATCAACTACCTCAAGTTGGATGGCAGGTAAATTACGGAGGAAATTCTGCTATAATAGATCAAGTAAATACATCCACGCCAGGATTCTATATAGTATTTGTTAGTACTACTCTTGTGATACCTGGAAATGCTACATTCTCTTGGGGTCCTTTACCTTCAACTAATATTTGGAAAAGAATTGGATGGAGTAATGATACTTGGTAATAATTACAAAGGATTCTAAAAAAAGAATGGATATATACTAAAAAAGCGAATAACAAATGGAAAAAAATATTAATCCAGAGATCAATAGATTAAATATGGAGACTTCTAAAAACGCTGCTGATTCTCTTAGAGAATGGGCTGGTTTAGGGTCAGAGAAAAAACCTGTTGCATCTACTTTCCTTAGTGGTTCAACAGCTCAGATGCTTAAGGAATCACAAATGCCTGATATTTCAACTAAGCCTAAAAATAGTGTTGTTTTTAGTTTTGGACTAGTTAATACAGTTTCTGCTTTAAAAAATTCTTCTATGGGAGATCTTCCTGCAGGTAAAATTCTTCTTGAAAAGTATGAGCATCTATTACTAGGTAAAGGAATTTCTGAAGCTTTTATAATTGAAGGATTATTAAACGATCTTAGATCTTTTTCTTGGGAAAATTCAGTAGCTCCTGTTTTAGAAAACTTAACTAATATTTTCGAAAACAGAAGAAGAGAAATAGAGGTTGTTAAAGCATATGAATCAATAAAAAATGCTCCAGGAAGAGAACTTTTCTCAGATGCTACTGGTCAAATGAAAAACTGGTTACTAGCAGAAAACAAATCTAGCGATACTCTTGTACATGGACTTAAAAGCTTTGGATTTAATCCACTAGTAAGAAACCTAGTTAGCTTTCTATCTTTGTATGAGAATGATAATTCTAGCAAGTTCCATTTAGGTTTTGATAACAACGTTTGTAACATAGATAATCTTTACTCTCCTATTACAGTTAACGAGAACGAGACATTATTTTATTCTTCTGGAAAATTCTTAAAGATTGATCACGAGTCAGGTGTTCTTCAAGAATGTAACATGGACGAAGTACCAGAAGAACTTGCTGATAAGGCTCAAATAGTTAGCGATAGAGACGTAAAAATTGATAACAATAAGATTTCATTAAATATTGGAAATAATAAGGTAGAGATCATATTTACTAACGAATCTAAAGAGATTTATTTTGACGGTAAAAGAATAAATGAATCAGATCTTCCTGTTGCTGTTAGTGTTAGTACTAATAACTTATTAGAAAGCTCTAACCACAAAATAAATAAAGCTGTTTTTATAGCTAAGAACGCTGAAGATATCGTTGATATTGATTTTGGTAAAAAAATAAAATCTAAAGTATACGAAAACGTAGAAGTTAATATCTTTAAAACTGAATCAGGAATTTACGTACAAACAGTTAATCCTGCTATGAGATTAAACAAAATCTACGAAGCTAATGCAACTCAAGCTATTACTATAGTTAAGGATTTCATTAAATATGACATCTCTGAATCATTAACAGAATTCTTAGAAGGTGAACAAGCTTTCTTAAGTGTTATGAAAAATGACAAGAATGAAATAATTAAAAATGTAGAAGTTCTAGAAAGCCAACTTAGAAAATTAGATATAGCTAAGAAAGAAAATCCTTTACTTGCTAAGTCTGACGAGCTTATAGCTTTAGAAGAAGGAATTCACGATGAAATTTCATCACTTCAAGACAGATGGAATCAAATTAACTTAGAGATTTCAAGATTTGAAAGTAAAGCTAAAGAAGTACCTTCCGTTAATGAAGATCTTGGTTATCCTATTGATACAGAGGTTAGAATTAAAAGAAATGGAAATAAAGGTAGAGTTATTGGAGTAGATGGAAGCTCTAAAACATATACTATTCTTTTCAAAGAAGGTAAGACAGGAGAATATTTCTTCTCTGATGTTGAAGATCTAGATGATGAAATCGACAGATATGATATCAAAACTCCAGATCTTGATTTAGAATACACTAACGAATCTAATCAGAACTTTGCAAATGCTCCAGGAAATAGAGGTGGATCTCATAGAGATTCTAGAATCGAAAGTCTTTCTAAAAAGCATATGGCTCAAGCTCCAGATAAAAAAACAGGATCTTCTTCTAAGTTTATAAACAACGAAAAAGGAACTATGGCAGGTTTACCAAAGAGTGGTAAATCAGCACCTTTAACTGGCAGAGGAGTTAAATCTAAAACTTCAAATATGGCAGATCTTCCACACAAAGGAAAAGGTGGAAGTGGAAAAAAATTCATAGACAATTTAGAAAATCTTGATTTAGCTAAAGCACCAAGTGCATCTTTAAAAGGATCAGCTAGATTTATTCAAGATCTTAAAAATATGAATTTAGCAGAAAACCAAAAGAATTCACATATTGAAAAAGCTCCTAAAGGTAAATCCGAAAAATCTAAAAAGTTTATGGAAGACGAAGACGACTTTAACTTTGCAGATGCACACGGAAATAGCAAAAAGAATGGTAAAAGATTTGCAGAAAGCGATAAAGTAGCAAATCTTTCTTCTGCACCCAGAACAAAAAAAAAGTAATTAGAGAATCAATAAATGAGTCTATTGCCAAAGACCCAGACGAGGGTGTTGGTAATAGACTCAATTTTGTTTTAGACGATTTAAAAGATTGTTTAGAAAAAATCAAAGAATTAGAAACTTCTAGTGAAGAAAACGGTAAGATAGGTATAGACACAATTAGAAATTCGAGGAAAAATTTGGAAGAATTAAGGGTTAATTTAGAAAAACAGATAGAAAAACTCCAAAATAATATTCCACAACAAGAAGAATGATATACGTAAAAAACAAAGAGCTAAAAAGAGCTCTCCTCGAAAGCAAAGAAAAAGGTCAGCTAACAGACGAGACCGTTAAGATGTTTACACTTATAGTAAACGGAATGTCCAAGACACATTCTTACAGAGATAACGAAGATAAAGAAGATTGTATATCTTCAGGACTCGAAGATCTAGTTAAGTATTGGAACAGATACGATCCTGCAAAGTCTGATAATCCTTTTGCCTTTATATCCCAGATAGCACATAACGGAATGAAAAAAGGCTGGAAAAAAATTCATCCACCTAAATCACCAAAGACTATTCCCTTTTCAAGAATAGTAAGAGAAGAGAATTCCAATTATAATGTATAATTGTGGACATAAAAAAATTAAAGCCCAACGGGAAATGGAAATCCGGTAAATATGCACCGGTCAATACTGAAAAGTATATTGGGGATATACACAATATAATCTATAGAAGTTCCTGGGAAAGAAAATTTTGTCAATATTGTGACATTAATCCAAACATAACTAAATGGAGTTCAGAACCAACTGGAATTCCTTATTGGAGTCCTATAGATAAGAAAGAGCACAAATATTTTGTAGATTACTACATTCAAGTAAAGAAGGGTGATGTTTTAGAAAACTGGTTTATAGAAATAAAGCCAGAGGATCAGTATGCACTTAATAAAAGACCAAAAGAACCTGTAGGTAACTTGACAGAGAAAAAGATAAGGTCTTATAACGAAAAACTCAAGACGTGGATAACAAATAGAGCTAAGTTTGAAGCAGCAACTAGATTTGCTGAATCTAGAGGATACAAATTCGGTGCTATCAACGAAAGCTTTATAATGAGATGATACCGCCATTTAGAAAAAAGTTCGACGACTACAAATTTTCAGTTTCTGGATTAACTTCTCTTCCTGAAGAATCATTTATGCACTGGGTAAAAAATTATGTAAATAAAAACTCCCAATTTAATCCATTAAATTTTTTACAAGGAAAGGTTTACTCATTTTCTTATAATGACAAACTAGAACCAGGTAAAAAGTTTATAAATAAAAGACCTGTTATTTTTTTTACTGGATACGACAACTACGAAAAGAAAAATCTTTTCACTGGATTAGATCTTGTTTTAATACCACCAATTTTTAGATTATCTTTCTTTGAAAGAGTGCAAAGTGTATTTCAAGATCAGATAGAAAGAAACTTACAGAAAGAAGAGAACGGAGACGGTAGAGATCAAGCTCCTCTTAGAACTGAGTATCAAATAATGGAAACAATTCTTAAAGGTATTCCCTATAAACATGCTTATAGATCATGGGATTTAAAAAAAGTTAGAGATGTTATGGAAATTCCTTTTGAAGATTGGACTAGAATAATATATCTGGATACTCGTTCAATTGAAGGGACCCAGTTAAATGAGATATATAATAAAAATTCAAAAGTTTAATGGCTGGACTTACCGACGAAAAAAAATCATTCTTTAGCTCTATCATAGAGAACATAAAGAAAGTGGGTAGTTTTGGAATGGCCTACGAGGATTTAGTTATAAAAAATTCACAAGCAGTAGGTATAACAGAAGCTCAGTTTCTCCAAAAAGGAGGAATTAAAGATGAATCTTTCTTATTTGGTTTAAGAAGAGCAGATACTACAACTAAACAATACATAGCATACTTTGATAAGGATTATAAAAATAAAAGACACTACTTACAAGGATTTGCTCAAAACCCAGAAATAGAATTTATATTAGACACAATATGTGACGAATCTATAGTTTACGACGAAAAAAACTTCTGGGCTTATTTTTCTTTTATGCAGCATGATGATGTTGATGAAGAAACATATGATAAAGTACAAAAAAGATACAAAGAGATTTACAATCTATTTGGATTTAATCAAGACATATCAGCATGGCATTTATTTAGAAAATTTCTAGTAGATGGTATTATAGCATTTGAAATAGTATTCGATAAAAAAGGAAAGAACATTGTAGGATTTAAAGAATTAGATCCTTGGTCTTTAATACCAACAGTAGAGCCACAGCCCGATGGTAGTTTTATTGATATATGGATTCAGTATCCAGATAATCCATCACTTACAAGAAAACTATATGATTCACAAATAATCTATTTAAGTTATGCTAAAGGTGGCGGAACATCATCTAGAGTTAGTTACTGTGAAAGAATGATTAGATCCTTTAATCTATTAAGAATAATGGAGCATACTAGAATCATATGGAACGTAATGAACTCATCTTACAGGATGGCAATGACAGTTCCAATTGGTACTAGATCCCCACAAAAGGCTAAACAGACTTTAGGAGAACTTATGTCAATCTATAAAGAGGATATAAGATTAAATACTGACAGTGGGGAATTAAGTGTAGATGGTAAACCAAAAATACAATTCTTTAAAAACTATTTAATGCCTTCATCTCCTAATGGTACTCCTGATATACAACCACTACCCGGTGGAGGTGATGCAACAGCATTTTCTGACACAACAGTACTTAAGTATTTTGCAAATAAATTAAGGATGGACTCTAAAATACCAGCAACAAGATTTGGTAGAGAAGAGTCAGGATCAGAAGGAACAATTACTTTTACAGCAGAAGGTCTTGATCAAGAAGAAGTAAGATTTGGTAAGTTTATAAACAGGCTTAGATCAATATACCAAGAAATACTAATGAAACCACTTTGGGTTCAATTCTGTTTAGATTTTCCGCACTTGAAAAAAGACTATATAATAAAATCTGAATTCGGTCTAGACTATGTTAAAGAAAACATGTTTAGAGAGGCAAAAGAAATGGAAGTTTTAACTGCAAGAAAAGATCAGGTAATTAAAATATCAGCATTAATGAATTCACAAGGAAAAAAATACTTTAGTATGGATTTCTTAGTGGATCGATGGCTAGGAGTTAAAGGACAGGATCTTCTAACAAATAAAAAAGCTAAAGAAAAAGCTGCGGAAGAAAAGAAAAAAGCAGCTGAAGCAGAAGCTGGTGCTACGGGAGCTGAAGGAGCTACTGGAGCTGAAGGAGCTACTGGAGCTGAAGGTGGAGGAGACGAATTTACACTATAAAATAAAATGGCTGGATTTTTAGATAACTTAGGAAAAATAAATCCGAATATCTCTAGGATATTAAAAACTATTAGCGGATTAGGATCATTTGGTATGGAGTATAAGGATATGGTAATCCAAGACTCTATGGCAATAGGTGTATCTGAAGCTAATATGAGAGAAAGGTTCGGGTTTACAGATACCGACGAAGATTTCATCTATAGTATAGCTGCACAGGATACTACTAATAGAAAGTATATTGCATACTTCGATAAAGATTATCCTTTCAAAAGAGACTTCCTTAGAACATTTGCACTAAATGCTGAGATAGAATATATTCTAGATACTATATGCGATGAAGCTATAGTTTATGACGAAAAGAACTTCTTTTGTCATCCTGCTTTAATGAATATGGATCTTAAAGAAGATGTCGTAAAAGCAATGAGAAAAAATTTCAGAAAGCTATACGTACTTCACAACTTCGCTAATGGTTTAACCGGATGGCAATACTTTAGACAATTAATAGTTGAAGGATTCTTAGCATTCGAAATAATATATTCGAATGACGGAAAAGAAATAATAGGATTTAAAGAGTTAGATCCAGTAAGCTTAACTCCAGCAGTCGAAAAAAAAGCAGATGGAACTAGAGAAACTATATGGTGGCAATATTACGGAGAAACAGTAAGACAAAGAAAATTATTGGATGCTCAGGTCATTTACATATCATATGCTAAGGCAAATGTTGTTTCTAGAGTTTCATATACTGAAAGATTAATAAGATCATACAACTTATTAAAAATAATGGAGCATTCCCGAATAATATGGAACGTAATGAATTCTCAATATAGAATTAAAATGACAGTTCCTATTGGAAGTAAAGCCCCCCAAAAAGCTAAAGAAACATTAGGTGAACTTATGTCAGTTTATAAAGAGGACATTAAGTTAGATACAACATCCGGTGAATTATCAATAAACGGTAGACCTGATATACAATTCTATAAAAACTACTTATTCCCTCAGCAAGGAGGTGAATCAGTTAAAATAGAAACATTAAATGCACAAGGACCCAATCTAAATGTTATGGACTCAGTGGTTTACTTCTATAATAAACTAAGACAAGATTCCAAAATACCTTATAATAGATTTTCTTCTAGATTTGGAGTTGGATCAAATAACGTTTTTAAAACAGGTGCAGATGGAGCAGAAAGGGATGAAGTAAGATTTGCTAAGTTTACAACAAGACTTAGATCTATATTTCAGGAAATAATAGTTAAACCCCTTTGGATACAGATGTGTTTGGATTTTCCAGATCTTAAAAATGATTCGGAGTTCAGAAGTCAAATAGGTGTAAAATTTGAAAGCGATAACCTATTTGGTGAATCTAGAGAAATAGAACAGTTAATAAAGAAAATAGATTTCATAACAGCAATGGGCGAAATTAAAGAAACTGTGAACGAGGAAGAAGTACAATTTTTTGATCAGGACTTTATGATAGAAAGATGGCTTGATTTATCTTATGATGATATACAGCTAAACAAATCTTATGTAAAGAAATCTGAGGAAGATGGAAAAGCTGGAGCTACCGGAGCTACCGGAGGGGCGGAAGCAGCAGCAGAACCAGCAGCAGAACCAGCAGCAGAACCAGCAGCAGCAGAACCAGCAGCAGGGGAAGAACCAGCAGTATAGATTTATAAGCGAAAACTTATTCTTTTTATTTAGTATAATATAAAAATCCTTTTTATTATTTAAATTGGATTTCTATATTAGCTAAAAATACATTCATGCAGAAAGAACTTAGAATTCTATTAGAGATTGAAATCGCAACAGGAAACGGATCACAAAAGATTAAACAAGATCTTATAAAAAATAACTATTCTAAGGAATTAGAGTATCTTTTAAAAGTTGCATTAGATCCTTTCTTAACTACAAAGCTTCACAAACTTCCAGTACTTTCAGAGTCTCCTTATAAACTAGAAACAAACGATCTCTTTGAAAGATTTAAAAATTTAACAGAAAAACTTTTTTTAGCTCCAGCTGCAAACGATAAGCTAAGAGAAGAAGCATTCGAAGTTGTTAACTGCTACCCTCTTTCAGAGGAAGAAAGAAAGATTTTGTCTAAAGTTTTAACAAAAAGATTAAACATAGGAATCGGAGCTAAATTAATAAACAAAGCTTTCAATAAGGAAGTTATACCTGATCCAAGTCTAATGCTTGCACAAGATGACGAAGACGAAATAAAAAAATGGGATCTAATCGTTTGTGAGGAAAAATATGATGGTGTAAGGGTTATAGCATTTGTTTCTGGAGAGGAAGTGAAATTTTACACAAGAG